CCGATCGCACAATCATCGTACCAGTCAGCCTGAACAGTTATGTTCAACGCGGACCGGGAAAGATGATGCGAAAAAGGTTGAAGCGTGCCGGTGTTGACCTAGACTCGCAAGAGTTAAATCAACTAAAGGCTTACCTTGGGTCAGTTACTGAGGACTACGCAACGCTTGACGCGAAAGCGGCTAGCGATTGTGTGGCCTTTGTACCTGTGATCACGCTGTTCCCAGAACAGTGGGTCACGCCCCTACTCTACGGACGAGAGGCGTACGGGCACCTTAAGCAAAAGGACGAATGGATTAGATTCCAGAAGTTCTCAGCGATGGGTAACTCGTACACTTTCGAACTAGAGAGTGTGCTCTTCTACGCTCTCTGCTCAGCAGGTGTGGAAGTGTCACGAAGGTCGGGTAGCGGAATAAATCCGTTCACTGGGTTGAAATACCCAGATGATGTGACGGTATACGGGGACGACATGATTGTCCCTACCGATTGCGTACCTGTAATCAAGAAAGTACTCAACTTTGCCGGATTTTCCCTAAATGACCGAAAGACTTTTGTCTCAGGTAATTTTCGAGAATCCTGTGGAGCTGATTATTTTCGCGGTACCTCCGTTCGGCCGATTTTTCTAAAAGAAAGGATCTCAAGTGAACAAAGCATTTACAAATTGGCTAACAACCTTCGTCGGCTCGCTCACCGTCGTGTTAATCACGACGGCTGCGATAGCCGTTTTCGGGATTGTTGGTTACTTGTTCGCAATTTTCATCCAAACCTTAACCATCACTTTCGCATAAGCGAAGGTTACGGAGACGGCGGGTTCATCTCGAACCTGGATGAAGCGACACCCCCTCGGGCCAGTCATGGCTGGGAGGGTTTCGTAATGCGTTGCCTTGCTCACACTCCTGTGAAGGAGAATATGATCCAGTACCGAGCCGCAATGGCCGTGTACTTATCGAGTAGTCCCGAGCTTCCCCGTGAGGGGAAGTACGATTTGAGAAGTCGTACGAAGCAGAAGACGACCAAGACACTTGTACCTAGCTGGTACAACCTTGGCCC